ACCTTCAGCTACTGAATGGGTGTTGATGGATAATAAAAGAAGTTCTTCAAGTGGGGGAAATCCAATAGACTCAGGTTCATATCCAAATTATAATTATGTAGAATATACTAATGCAAATTATACTGATTTTTTAAGTAATGGTTTCAAAATTAGAGCTACAAGTGGTGTAGGTTATTTAACAAGAAATGTAGTTTATATGGCATTTGCAGAACAACCATTTAAATTTGCTAATGCAAGATAGGAGAAAATAATGGCTTATAAATATAAAGAAAGAATTTTAAAAGTTGGAAAGGCATGGAAAGATGATAATGGCATTCAACACCCATATAATTGGGCATCATCTTGGTCTGTTGATGATTTGAAACAGTGGGGAGTAACTTTAGAAAAAGATAAAGATACCAGTTTTGACGATAGGTTTTATTGGGCAAAAGGTATTGAAAGAAAACTAGATGATGAAAATGCAGTTGATGAAGATGGTAAATCAATTTTAGATGAAGATGGAAACCAAGTTATAAATAAAGGTTTAAAAACAATTTGGATAGAAAGAACAAAATCAAGTGCTAATGGGTTACTTACTGCTTCTGATTGGTATGTAACAAGAAAGTCTGAAACTGAAACTGCAATTCCAAACAATATTTCTAAATATAGAGCAGATGTTAGAACTGCAACAAAAACAATAGAAGATAAAATAAATGGTTGTAGTAAATTAGCAGATTTTATGAAACTTTTTGATACACCAGTTGATAAAGACGGAAAGCCAACTGGTAATGCCCCAATATATAATTTTCCAAAAGAGATTTAAATGAGCAAACCATCAATACAAAGCATAAATTTAAAATTAGAAAAACATATTGCTGTAAGTGATGAAAGATTTATAGAATTGCTTAGTAGGGTTAAAAGGCTTGAACATATAATGATAGGTACATCTGGCACAGCGATTGTAATGCTTATAGGTTTATTAGTGAGGTAGATTTGGTAGTTGCAGAAATTCTTACTGGTATTGCTCTAGTACAAAAATCAGTGGAGTTTATAAAAAGCAACATCAGTACAGCAAAAGATATTAAAGACATAGCCAAGCAGATTGATGGGTTCTTTGAAGGCGAAGAACAAATGAATAAGAAGCAAGGCAAAGGAATGGGGATTGCTCAACAGTTTGGCATTGAATCAACGGCATCAGATTTTATTGATAGAAAATTATTAGAGGAACAAAGATACGAATTAAAACTTTTAATTGATAATCGCTTCGGACACGGAACTTGGAATCAGATTCTGTCTGAAAGAGCCGATAAAATTAAACAAGCAAAAGAAGCACAAAGACAAGCTAAACTAGAAGCAAAAAAACAAAGAGAAGAAGTGTTTGAAGCAATAAAATGGGTAGCATTTACATTACTAGGTATTGGTGTATTTGTATTAGTGTTTGTAATGGGTCTAAAAGCTTTTGCAGATGGTAAAATGTATAATGCACCAAAAGACTACACATACCAACAAAAGGTCTGGCAAGGCAAAATAAAGCCAAAGAAATACACAACTTGTAGACTAAAGAAAAGGCTTACATCAAAATATACCAAAAAAAAAGCTTGCATATATGAGGGTAATAACAAAACTTATACAATGATGATTGAGGTATTTTGCCCAAGACAATTTAAATGTGAATATAAAACTCTTAATTCTAAAATGCCTGATATTGATAAAGTTATGGATAGTTTAAGGAGCATAAAAGATTGATTACTGCATTTCTTCTGCATTGCCTTATGCAACCTGCACAATTAAATGAAGCAAAAATTTATTTTAGGTCTATTGTAGATTGTACATACTATTCTGAAAAATTAAGTGGTCAAGTATTTATGTCAGAAGAGGGCAACCAAACTTATGAATGTATTTGCAAATTAGTTCCTAGTATTAACCCAAACAAAGTTAAGGTGTATTAATGCAAAAAAAATTACAAAAAGGCTCAATATTAGATGAATATGATTTAGATGGTGATAATGAAATTACAAACGAAGAATTACAAAGAGCCAAAGAAATAAAAGAAACTGAAACAAAATTAAGAAAAAATCTAGCACAATTAAGAATGGCAAGATATACTTTGATAGGTATGGGAGTATTTACAGTTGCTTTATTTTTTGTTCCTATAGAAAGAGTAAATGCTTTAAGTGATGTATCGAACTTGCTATATATTTCTGGCAGTTCAATAGTCGGTTTCTATATGGGTTCTAATGCTTATATGGCAAAGAATGGAGTTAAATAATGAATTTACAAGAATTGAAAGAACATATTGCTCAAGAAGAAGGCTTAAAATATGAAATTTACCGATGCAGTGAAGGTTACCCAACTGCAGGGATAGGACATTTGATTACAGAATGGGACAATGATTATTATGGAAAACCAATAGGAACAGAGGTTTCAAAAGAGCAAGTTGATGTCTGGTTTGAAAAAGATTTAAATGTTGCAATTAGCGATATGGAAAAATTTACAGAAGGCATGAATGTTGATGAAAATGTTAAAGAATGTGTAACTCACATGGTATTTCAATTAGGTTTACCCAGACTAAATAAATTTAAAAAATTCAAACAGGCTTTATTAGATAACGATATAAATGCTGCACAAGCCGAGATGAAAGATAGTTTGTGGTATAGGCAAACAACAAATAGAGCAGAAAGATTAATTGAAAAGTTAGGGAAAAGTGCATGATAGCTAGTTTATTACCAGTTGCATCAAAATTATTAGGCAAGTTTATTGAGGATAAAGACACCAAAAACAAACTTGCACATGATATAGCCACCATGGCAGAGAAACATGCTCAGGCTTTAGCTATGGAGCAGATAAAGGTAAATCAAGAAGAAGCAAAAGGGAATTGGTTTCAATCGTCATGGCGACCATTAATAGGTTGGATATGTGGTTTATCTCTTGCAATAAATTATATGGTTAGTCCAATATTAGCAGGGTTTGGAATAATCATACCTCAAGCTGATATGTCGGTAATGATGCCCCTTTTATTTGGAATGCTAGGAATTTCTGGATTGAGAAGTTTTGACAAGTATAAAAAAACGGATACAAAAAAATGACAAAATTTTACATGAAGCTATACGACTTATTTACAAGCATAGCCAATTATTTTTGGAAAAAAGCATTGCAACCAAAAAAAGAAAGGGTTTATTATGGCACTAACACAAAAACAAAAAAAGTTACCAAAAGCACTTCAAGAAGCAATTCTAAAAAGTCAAAAAAAAGGTAAAAAGAAAAAGAAAGGAAAAAAATAATGCCATATCATACTGGAAAAGGTGCTCATTCAAAGGGCATGAAGAAAAAGAAAAAAAACAAAAGAATGAAGATGAAGAAGAAAAAGTAAATGGTTCTAGTAAAATCAATCAAAAAATTTACAACAAAACTTAATAAAACTCAGAAAAAAGCTATGAATAAACATGCTAGGCATCATTCTTTAAAACATATGAAACAGATGGCAAAAGACCTAGAAGATGGAAAAACTTTTGGTCAAGCACATACAAGAGCGCTGAGAAAAGTCGGTAAATGATAGGTTTTACAACATCTACAACAATTTCTGAACTGATAAACAAAAGGCCTTTAAAGAAAAGAAAAGGTCGCAGAAGATATAAGATGCCCATTAAGGGCGATTTAAGGGCTGTACAGAAGATTTTAAAATTGAAAGGTAGGAAATAAGGTATTAAATTTTAACATCGCATAGGAATGTATTTTTCAACAATTCCTCTCACTTGTTCAATACATTCATTCAAACCCCCTTGTACGATAAAATGTGGTGTTCCTAGACTTTCAGACTGTACAGCCCACAATTTCTGTGAATCAGATAACCGACCTTTTTTGGTTTTTAATTCAATATATAAAATTTTGCCTTGGGGATATTCAATAATTATATCTGGGCAACCAGACTTCAAACCCATTCGTTTCATTCGATTATGTAACCAAATAGACCTCTTTCCCTCGTTAGGTACGTGAAAATGCCTAAATGTATATGTATTTGATAGAAATGTAAGATAATCGTTACAAGCGATTTGTATGTCTGCTTCTTTGGTTGTAGGGGATAAACCCATGCCTACCCCCTACTAATACAATATTATTTGGAGCATATTGTATATCTCTGAAAACTAAATGCCTTTTATATTTACCAAAATAAAAAAAATTATGCAACAAGTTATATTATTGGTTGACTTCAATAACCTACCTGATACTCTAGGTTATATAATAATTTAATGGAGCATAAAATGTATTATAATGAAAAGACTAAAAGACCTTATTCTGGTTCAAATATTGATATTTTAGAAGCTACTGGATTGAAAGGTGGTTTTCTAACATTCAGACAGGCTATTGAATTGGGTTACAAAATCCCTGCAAAGACTAAAGCAATCGCTAAATTAATAAGACCAATAGAAGAATTTAGAGAGCAATCTGATGGTTCTAAAAAAGTTGAAATGTCTGGCAGAAAATTTCCAGTATTTCATACATCACAATTAATCAAAGAGCGTGCCTAATGGCACTCTCTATTTAGGAGGATTATATGACAAAAACTTTAAATATTGATGATTACGAAAATTATCTTAGAGAACACGTGAAACATTATGTTGTAACCATATTCAAAGGCAGAGGAAAATACGGAAAGGTTGCATTTGAAAATCTTAAAGATGCAGTTACATATAGAAATGATTTAAAAACTGCAAACCCACTCGCTAGATGTATAGTTTATGGCATATCTCAACCACCCTGTAGTTTCTCACAAATTACAATAGATATGAAAGTTTAAAAAAATTATATTTAATGGTTTACATAAACTTATAACCTGATACTTTGGCTAGGTTAATAATAATAATAATAATAATAGGAGCATATTATGACTAAATTTGAAATCTATAAAAAATTCCATGAAGTACAAAGATACGAAGCCTTAAAATCAAATGGTATTTGTATTTATTCAAACAAAGAAATAATCAAACTTATTTGTAGAGGTTTTTCAACAGAACAAATTTTAGATTTTGGTATCGAACAATATTATTATTGGGATGTACCGTCTTATTGGGAAACCAAAAGAGAGGGAGCAAACTAATGAAAAAAAATAACAGAATCAAACAAAACATTCAGCTACATGAAAAAATTACATCTATGGAAAATTCTATAATTGATTTAGGTGTAGAAGATAGATGTCATGAATCTTTTGATTATAACTGCAAACTAATTTTCAAATGCTTACAAAATATAAAAGCCATGATTTATAATGATGAAATAGTTTTTAGGAATTCAAAAGATGATTGATAAACCTACAAGAATTGGAAATTCGGAACTCTACAATGTTAGGGTTCTGAATATGTCTGTAGCTAGAAGTTATGGTGTTGAAAAAGAATATATGCAATGCCTTACAGAAACTAGAGAACTAAATAAAGAAGAACTTGAAAAGAATGGGGAGGAAGCAGAACTCAATCTTTATCAGTCTATTAAATATAATTTAAATTTGATGGTTTTAGAAAAGATATTAGCAACTAAAACTAAAGAAGAAGTTAAAACTATATTTAATTCTTACCTTAATAGAAAGAAAAATAAATCAATAAAATTGGAGCAAAAAAATGAAATTTAATATTAATGGCACTATAAAATTTGATAATGAAATGGATTTTATTCTTTATTGTACAAGCAAAGGCTATCAAGCCAAAGGTCGGAGTAATGCCAATCCAAGAAAAGAATTACACGAAAAACCAAAATTCAAACAATTATGTGGTCCTTGTTATGATGGCGAAAATTCTGTTCGTTATGAAACATGGGACGTATATCAAATGTTATCAATATAGGGAGCATATAATGTATAAATTTAAAAAGAAATTAAAAATCAAACATAATAATCATGATATAAACAAAAAAACTTTGTACTTACCACATTGCAAAGATTCAAGACAACTAGCAAAACTAATGAATGTTCAAGGATTTTGGAGTGAAGATTTAGTAGAAATAAAAAAACTTGGTTATAGTTTTGATTTGTATATCAAGCAAGATAAAACTTGTCATTACCCATATGCCATAACATTAGATTTTGGAGTTTAGAATGATAAAATTTTTAAAAAATTATGGTGTTTATTTATTAGAATTTATTGTTGTCGGAACAATAGGTTTCTGTCTTTTTATGTTCTTTTTTTAGGAGCATATAATGAATAAATATAAAATAATTCCTTTATTGGCTATATTGGTGGTTTTGAGTAGTTGCTCATCAACACGAATAGTAGATAGTAGAGGTAAATCATCGGCAAATATTAAAGCAGATATGAACCGATACCACGACGATTTATATACTTGCAAAAGTCTTGTTGAAGATGAAACAAATTTTGTTTTTGAACAGGGCAAAATAGTATATAATTTGTTAAGATTCAAAGTGTTATGGCTTAGTCCTAAAGCACAAACTAGGCAAGATTTAATTAATAATTGCTTAGAGGGTCGTGGCTATAACGTATTAAATAAATAATAATATTTGGAGTATAATATGACTAATATAATAGATAAAATTTACGATAATACAAAAGATGGTGTACCTAATTATTCTTTTGATTTGATTGATGGCACAAGGCTATACTATAGGGGTGTCAATATGAACCCCATGCCAGTTACTGGTGATGCTATCAATTATACAGTTATCAATACCAAAACATCAGCTAATGGTAATCAATATACCAATATTAAAGATGTTGAGGTTATCAAAAACCCTGATGGTCAAAACAATGGACCACAGCCAATTGGTAATGTTGTAAATAATATTGCACCACAACCAACAAATAATGGCATGAGTAAAAGCGATACACAAAGACTTGATATATTTGTAACTGGTGTTGTTGGTCGTTCTATGGGCTCTGGACATTTTTCTGTTCAAGACATTGGAGAACTTACTAGAAATGCTGTAAGTGCTTTCAATGAAAACCTTAAAAAATTATAAAAAACTATTTGCCGACTTTTGGGGATATCACGAAAACGATATTCCCATTTGTTGGTCTTGTTACAAAGCACAAGCTGTTGATATACACCACTTAATACCAAAAGGAATGGGAGGTGTTAAAGATAATCG